CAAAGCAGCACTTTTTCTTCCCGTAAGGGACAATCCAAAGAATAAGGATTGGCTTTCAGTTCGAGGCCGTAAACGGCCCTAGCATTGCGCTAGGAACTTTCGAAATGTTTGTAACGATGTAGCTTGAACCTACGATTTACTCTTTTACCTGGAAGATATTTCTGCTCGAAAGAGCCTTCGTATATCCCGGGAAGTAAGTCGTTGACCCTTGTGAACATCTGCCTATATAAGGCATATGCTTTCAAGGAATCGTAAGGTTCATGCACTGGCATCGGTCTCTTTGCTGGTCTATCTATGATAACATACCTACACGGCATGTTACTAGACATATCAACTAAAAGGCCGTCTCCGGGCATATCGCGTGATCGGAACAGTTCGCAAACCTTCTTACCTATCAACTTTCTTATAAAAGAAAAGAATCTAGGTAGTGAGAAATTGCGCCCCGTCCTGACTAAGCGATTGTGCATCAGAAAAAGCGTTCGATACGTTACTCGATCTTTTAAGTAAAATGGACGAACATTTATGCCATTGAAATAATCCCCCCCACAACTCTCCCTGAACGGTCCCTCGTAAAATGATTTTTCATCATTTGTTGAGAACCCACACAGAGTTAAAGTTGAAACCACTGTAGTATAAGCAGCAGTGGGGACAATTATATCATCGCCGTAGACTGAACACGTGCCGCAAACATCTTTTATATCCATGCTAGCTTTCGCAAGAGCATAAAATAAAAGTGTTTCCATTTCAAAAGTGTAGCCGTTACCCATAGCAGAAAACATCTGGTATTGGTAAACGTTGCCCTCAATACAATATGAGGGCGTGCGACACTGATCCATTAAGTCAACCCAAGAATATGGGAAGAGGTCGAGAATGACCCCATAACTTATGGTTCCGCTAGCATTAGCGATATCAATGGTGGCAAGAGACCCGTCGCGACTCGATTGAGCTGCTAAGGTCTTATGATAGGCTTGCGCAGAACGCAAGTCTATATACTTCTTCAGTCGTTTCCTAATAGCTGAACCGATAGCTTTTTGAATTAACCCATTAACTAATGGATTGATCCCAATTGCGCGATCGACTACAGCTGTTTTAGGAACAAACGCTAATCTGTCACCAGGAACTACGTTAAGAACGTTTCTAATCTTCTTAACGTCGGATGCCGATTCACTATTAAAGTGCATCTTCATCCATCCCGGGAATCCTGCCAGATATTTAGAGGCAAGATCAGTACAGTTAGACGTAACGTCGAGAGTACTACTCAGCTTATCAAAAGCTGTTGTGTTATTTTTAACGCTGTAATTACT